TCAAATCGGGTCATGTGGTAATAAAGGAGACGGCTACGGGCGTTTATAAGCCCATGCCGATAGCCGGAAACGCTTACGCAGCGTTACCGGCTGGCCACACTATTGAGGGTGTTGTGAGAGCAAGCACGCTTACCGCTAAACCGATGGTAGGCATATTGTATAACGGCGAAGTGAATGAAGCAACGAGTCCTTATCCTGTAACGACAGCGATAAAGCAGGCTTTGACGCTAATCAAGTTCGCAAAAGATGAAAGGAAATAAGCCATGCAGAAAAGTTTGTTTTTTGAATTTATTTCAAAATGGTTTCCTTCACTTGCGAAAATCGTTGAGAAGGTAAACGAAAAAAGGGACGGCAAGCTGACATATCTCCACAAAGAGATGTTGCGTCAGGAATATTCGGCTGACCAAAAATGGGAAAGCGCATCAGTAGATACTACGTTTGTAGCCGCTGATGTGGTTGCAATGGATTCGGAGCTTCCGTTGAAAAAGCGTGATGCGCTGCAAGCAAGTAACGGCGACCTGCCGAAACTTGGCATGAAAATGCGTTTGGGCGAAAAGCAAATCAATAACATCAATATTATGAAAGCAAGAGTCACGCAGTACGCGCAGATTGCACAGAAATTGATTAACGACACGATTAAGTGCGTTACAGGTATTGATGAGCGTAATGAAGCTATTTTCCTGCAAGGACTTTCCGAAGGCATTACGCTTGTTGAAGACGATAACAACATCGGGACGGGCATAAGGGTAGATTTCCGTTATTTGGACAAAAACAAGTTTGGCGTTGTCAAGAGATGGCGAGGCAAAGATTTTACCCCTATTTCGGATATTAAGCGCGTGATTGATGCGGCAGATGGCGATGTGTCGGTTATCCTGATGTCGAAACAGGCATACGACCTTATGCGTGGCTCACAGGAAGCGAGAGAGCTTGTGGCGAACTATTCGGGCGTGTTGGTATTGGAAAATTCAAAGTTGCCTGTACCGCTGCCTAATCTGTTCGATTCTGCATTTTCGAGCGAGGTTGGCTGTACTATTAAGATTGTGGACAGGACGGTCAAGATTGAAAAAGACGGCATTGTCAAAAACATCAAACCGTGGAATGGCGACAAAGTTATCTTTTTACCGACTGAACAGGTTGGCGCATTGGTTTACGGCACGCTCGCGGAAGAAACCAATCCTGTCAATGGCGTGGATTACTCAAAAGCCAATCCTTATGTGCTTGTGAGCAAGTATTCAAAGAATGACCCGCTACAAGAGTTTACTTCGGCGCAGGCTATCTGTTTGCCGGTAATCGAGAACGTCGACCAGATTTTCCAAATGGACATTACCGAAGCGCAGAAACTTGACCCGGATGAGATTGAGGGCGATACCGAAATAACCGTTTTTGGCGCAACGTATCTGAAGGCGGACGTAATCGCTGCCTTGAACGCGCTTGACGTTAAGACAGGTGACGGCATAAGCGATGCGCAGCTTATTAACAAGATTAACAAGCTGAACGCAGAGCTGAGGGCACAGTTGCAAGCTGCTATCACTCCTGTTCCTTAAAAGTTTGAGATATGGCAAAAAGCATCATAACAGCGTTGCGGGATGAGCTTCAATATCCCATTAAAATGGGTTTTTTGGAAAATACGCTTATCAAAAGAGAGTTGGACGGCAATTTGGCATTTACGGCTGATGTGGCTAACGACAATGCTTATCGCGGCGCTGTTGCTGATTGCTATATTGCGCTGATTATGTCGCCTAACATTTCGGAAGGTGACATATCTTTCAGCCAAACAGAAAAAAGGGAAATGCTCAAAATTGCAAACTCAATCTATCTGTCGATAGGCGAAGAGCCTGCCGACATTGCAGATAAACCGATTGTTTATATCGAAAACTAACATGATTGATTTAAGACCGCATATATTAAAGTATCAGGTATTATCCGCAGGTGATGAGGACATGGACGGAAATTATGTTCCGGGTAAGTCGAAGTTCACAGGCAACATACCTTGTCGTGCGGTTTTGAATGCGAAAGCGTCTGTTGTTGCATTTGACGACGGCACAACGTTTGTGTACGCTTACACAGTGTACGTGGACAATTTGCCGCCGGCATACTTCAAAAGAGGCGGTCGCGATTTCCAATCAGGCGATTTAATACAGGTTTGGGATTCGAGCGGTCGGATGCTGTTTGAAAAACCTATTCATGGCGACCCCTACCATAAGCAGTTACACACTAAAATCTACGTGTAGATATGAAAATCCAACTTACGACAAAGATGCCCGACATTGAAGCATTATTGATGAAAGAGGCGGATATGGTTGAAAATGAAACGATACGGGTGTTGTCGCGACTTGGGGAGGAGTGTGTAAATGAGGCAAGAGACAGGTCATCGGAAGAAAGTTGGAACGACCAAACAGGCAATCTGCGTTCATCTATCGGATATACGGTAGCACGCAATGGCGATGCAATTCATACAAGCCAATTCCCTGCTGTCAAAGACGGCAGCGAGGGGAAGCGAAAAGGCAGGGCCTTTGCTCTTGAAGTTGCAAAACGTCTATCTGCCGATTACGGGTTGGTGGTTGTTGCAGGGATGCCTTATGCCTCCAATGTTGAAGATATGGACAACAAGGTTGTACTTGCTTCGGCTGAATTGATGGCGAGAGGCAAACTGCCGACATATCTCAATAATCTTAGTCGAAAATTGAATAAAATGGCTTAATAATGAAATCGGACGGAGCAATAAAGACGGATGTTTTCAGGGTTATCAAAGGATCTGCGCTTGAGGCTGTCGTTTCAGGCAAATTAAGCAAGAAGGGACGGCCTGCGGGGTCAAATCAGGAGGACATTGTCGTTTCAGTGCTTGACAACGGAAGCGGACAGATTCAGGATGCTTTTGTGAACGTCAATATTTATGTTCCCGATATTCAGGATACGACAAAAGCACACGTGATACATGATATTCGTGTGGATGAATTAAGCGATTTGGCGATTGAACTTCTTGAAGTGCATAACGGTCACGATTTCAGGTTTACGATAGAAAGGCAGCGCGTTTATCCGGTTGAGGGCAAAAATGAGCATTGCATCAGTAACAGATTATTTTATCAACAATGTAACGAAAAAGTTTAACAATTTAATAATTAGAAAATTATGGCATTAATTGGATGGGGAAAACCCAAAATTGAAATATGCGAGTTGGATACGGAAGGTAACTATCCAACTACTCCCGTATGGGACGAACTTCCTACGCCTATCGAAGATTCAACCGTATTGAATACAACAAAAGGCGAAAAGATGGAAGCAAAAATTGAAGGCGGCGAGAACGAGGACGTGAAGTACAAGAAAAGCACTTACGCGCTTGTGTTCAATATCCGAGCCGCTAAAGGACGTGTTAAGCCGATAGACGATGACGATGGCATCGTTCACGAAATGTACGCACTTCGTCTTACGCCGGAAGACCCGACGGTGCAGGGATTTATCGCTGACCGTTGCAAGGTTTCCATTGAGGACAATTTCAGCTCGAAAGAGGGCGGTTTCTGGGCGTTCACGTTTGACGTGTTGAAGCCTGCGACAGGCAAACAAATCAAGTGGCAAGTTATAGTTCCTTAGTTGTTGTTAGTGGTTGGTGGTTGGCGGCAAAATAAAGGCCGCTAACCGCTTATCGCGGCCAACTGATAACTATTATGGTTATGGAAAAGGACTTTAACAGGCTCGTTGAAATGAGCGTACCGGATGCGATAACAGAGAAGCCAATTGAGTTTAGCATCGGAGAGGAAAAATTTGTGATTTGCCCGCCGACTTTGGGTAAGATGCAAATTCTATCCAAGTACTACCTGATGCTTGATTTGGACGACAAGAAGTTGGGCGAAGAGCCACAACTTGAGGCGATGCGCGTCTGTTCGGAAAAGACAGATACCGTTTGTTGTCTTATGGCTGTTGCAACGTTCAAAGAGAAAGAGGATTTGTTGAATGAGGCAAAAATCAATGAACGTGCGGAATTTTTCAAATGGCACTCAAATGCGGAGCATTTCGGAATGGTCATCATAGCAATTCTATCGCAGACTAACTACGTAAATTTTATAAACTCTATTCGATTGACAGAGACCTTCAGGATAAACGCAATGAAAGGCTCAAGTCGACCGGTTCGAGTAGAGTGATAGGCGGTCGGTCGATTTGGGGAGCAATCATTGAGCCATTGGCAAAAAATTATCATTGGACAATTGATTACATCCTTTGGGGAATCAGTTTTTTAAACGTTCAGATGCTTTCTTCCGATGCCGTACAGGTGTTTTATGGAAGTGGCAAAGATGGCAAAGGAGGCAGCGTAATAAGTGCGGACAATCCGGCGAATTGGGAATTTATAATGAATGAAGTAAACGACTAACATGGCAGAACTTAGTTTTAAAATAACGGCAACAAATGACGAAATACTGCGCAAGCTCAAAGAGACACGCAGCGCCATTGAGAAAAGCGGCGAAACGGCGGCTAATACAAGCAAGGCGATAGATAGCGAAATACGCAATGCTACTTCGGCTGTCAATATGTTTAAAAATGCTTTTATGGCGATTGGCGTTCCGGTTGGTTTAAGCGCGTTTGTAAAAAAGGTTATTGATGTAAGGTCGGAGTTTCAGAATACGGAGGCTGCTTTTAAGGTATTTCTCGGCTCAATGGAAAAGGCAAAGGATTTTATGAAAGAGATACAGGAGTATTCCTTTCATAATGTTTTTGACTTTCCGGTATTGACAGGTCAGGCGGCGAGCCTGCTTGCTTTCGGTACGGAGGCAAAGGATTTAATCGGCGTGATTGACAAACTTTCCAATGTGGCCGCTGCCGTCAATCAGCCGTTGGAGCGATTTGTTGACCTTTACAACAAGGCAAAGTCGAACAACAAACTTGACGCCGTCGACATTAAGCAATGGAGCGTAATGGGCGATATGATGCAATATTTTGCGGATTCTCTTGGCAAAAGCAAGGCAGAAATACGGAGTATGGTATCAGCAGGCACAATTGGATTTAAAGAGCTTGAACAGGTTCTTAGCGATGTTACAGGAGAGGGTGGACGTTTCTATGGCATGATGGAAGAGAAGATGAAAACGCTTGGCGATAGCGTTGGTATGCTTCGGGATTCTATGATGGGAATGTTTAACGAAATCGGCGAAAGGTCGCAGGATGTGTTACGCGGCGGCATTTTGGCCGTTAATTCGCTTGTTGAGAATTATGAGAAAGTAGGAAAGGCTATTGCGGCGATTGTTGCGACTTATGGGGTGTACAGGGCGGCGGTTGTGCTTAATACTGTTGCAGAAAGCGGGTGGACTGTTGCGCAATTAGCACATTTAAAGGTGTTGATGTTGGTAGAAAAGGCTCAAAAGTTGCTTAATGTAACAATGATGAAAAATCCATATATAGCAATTGCAACTGTTTTAGTAGGAATTGTTGCATCAATGTGGGCTTTACATGACAGTACTACAGCCGCTGAAAAGGCGCAAAAGAGCTATAATGAGAAAAAAGATGAGGCTATTCAGAAAGAAAAGGAGCATAAAAGCAGGATAGAGGAATTGATTGCAAAAATCAATGAAGTTACTACCGCAGAACTTGACAGGATAGGCGCACTTGAAGAATTGAAAAAGGCATATCCGGGTATTATTGAAAAATATATCACTGAAGAAGGATATTTGAAAAACATAATTGCTCTTAAAAAGGAGTTGGCGGAATATGACGCAAGGAAAGCGATGCAGGATGACGTTGAACTTGTGCAAAAAATGATTGCATTACGAGATAAATTAAACACTCCCGTTAAAGACAGGGAGCGTGGCGCAAGGCTGTTAGAAGAAGAAGATTATGAGTTGATGAAAAAAATCGGTCACAAAAAAGGAACAGATTGGATTCCGTTTCTGAATGAAACGATTGGTTTGAAAAATAACGATATACAAAAAAAACATATTGCTCAATGGAAGGCAGATATTAAAAACCTAACTGATGAACAAATAAATATAGCAATAGAAGAAAAGCAAAGGCTTGTTTCTTCAATTAAAAAGGATTCGGATAAAATAAACATATTTGACGGCGTTCTTTCGGGAGAGTTTTCAAAGGAGCAGTTACATGAGCAGATAAATGCGCTTTCAGACTTGTTGTCGGCACGAAATACGGTAGCCGTAAAAAACAAAGAATACTGGACAAAGATTAAGGAAGATGCGCAAAATGCTCTTGATGCTATGGAAGAAAGCGATCAAGGAACGGCTAAATGGATAGAAAATGAAAACAAGAGAAATGAAGCCATTGAAAAGCTAAGAATATGGGACACTTCAAAGCAAATAAAACAAACCACAAACGACGACACCGCCGACCGTCTTGCCGCCATTGACGAAGCGCAAAAACGGATAAAGCAGCAGGCATACGACAGAGAGTTTGAAATTCAGCAAATGATTATCGACACGATGGAAGAGGGGTCGGAAAAAGAGCTGATGCAAATACAACTAAACTACGAAAGACGAATGAATGAAATCGCCAAAAAAGGCGACGAAATGATAAAGCAACAGCAGGATATTGAACAAAAACTGTGGGAAGTCGAAAATCCCGATTGGAAAGAGAAAAATAAGAAGTTTACGCCGACAACAACATCAATAGAGCAATTGCCTGAAGCAAAAAGATACAAAGAGGACGCTGAATTTCTTGCAGGCAAAGAGCGGGAACAAAATGAAGAAGCAATAAACAAACGACTGCTTGAAAAATACAAGGATTATGCCGACCAACGCAGGGATATTGAGGAGCAGTTTAACAAAGATATTGAGGAATTACGCAGGCAACGCGCCAATGCAGAGGACGCAGGCAATGCTGAACTTATGAGGCAATTTGACAGCGCGATAAACAAGGCTGTAAGCGATAAGGGAAAGGGACTTATGCAGTTCGACTTTAACATATTCAAGGAAAGCCCCGATTATATACGTGCTTTTGAAGATTTGCGTAATACCTCTACCGAAACGCTTACATACCTAATGGAGCAACTTGACGGCATGAAAGAACACATGGCCGAAACGCTCGACCCAACAGCTTTATTGGATTACACGCACGTAATGCAACAAATATACAACGAACTCACATCACGCGACCCATTTAAAGCGCTAACGGCGTCACAAGCCAAATTGACTGCCGCATCAAAGAAACTTGCACAGGCAAAGCGTGAACTTGCGCAGTCGCGTGTGTCGGGCGATGCCGATGCGGAAGCAAAGGCACAGGAAAAAGTGCGTATTGCGCTTGATGAACAGGTACAGGCATACAAAGAAGTTGCGGACGCGCAAAAAAAGGTAACCGACCAATTCAAAGGCTTATTTGATTCAATATCAAATCTTGGCGATGTGATAGGCGGTACGGGCGGAGAAATCATTTCGCTTATTGGTGACATAGGCAATTTTGTTCTTACATCCATAGATGGCGTAAAAACGGCTGCGGCAGCAGGAGCTACGGCTTTGGGAACACTCGAAAAGGCATCTGCAATACTTGCGATAATACAGATGGTTATTGTTTTGATTGATAAGATTTCAAATCTAATGCCTGATGCACATCAGCAATATATGAAATATGCCGCAAAGGTTGAAGAGGTAAACAAACTGAAACAGGCCGTATTGGATTATGAAATTGCTGTTATGAAAGCCAAACATGCCGAAGAAAGTTGGTTTGGAAGCGACGGTCTTCGGTCACTTAAACAGGCACGCGATGAGCATGAAAAAATCAATAAGGCGTATTTCGAGAAACTGCACAGCTTGCAGGCTACCTATCAAAACGAGA